CTACCCCATCGAAGGCCGAATGAACGAGTGCGACACCAATCGCCTCGCCCGAAACGAAAACATTGACTGGACAATCGTTCAGAAGAAAGACGACTCCCGAATCACATGCGACACGGCTCTGTACGGGTCTTGGACGGAGCCACCGTCTCCGTATGCGGCCCAATACCCCAAGAACCACGTAACCGAATCCGAATCCGGACACGTCATCGAGATTGACGACACTCCGGGGTCGGAGCGGCTTCATGTCTATCACAAGTCGGGGACCTTCACCGAGGTCCATCCTCTCGGCAGTGAGGTCCATAAGGTTGTGGGCAACGCATGGGACATCACGCTCAACGACAACATGGTGTACATCCGTGGCAACTCAACCACCACCGTGGGAAAGACCATGAAAGTCAAGATGAAAGAGCATCTTGAAATCGAGGTTGATGGCGACATGCGTGTGCTTGTCAAGGGCAACACGGTCATGGAAACGCTGGGAAACTACTTCCACAAGATCAAGGGAAAGGTCACGTTCGTCTCTGACGGGAACATGATGTTCGTGGCACCACGCATCGACTTCAATCCGGCTGGGGTGAGTTCGGACACCATCAAGTCCATTCTGACCACCATTCGAAGCACGGTCTCTCGACTCTTCAACAAGAAGGCGGCTTCCAAGAAGAGTGGTACGGTGAAGGTTCCCACTCCTTCGGCCACTGCACCGGTTTCCACGAAAACACCCGCTGTCCCGACGACCCCCAGCCCAACCCCATCGACTCCCGTCGCTGCACCTGCATCCACGACCCAATCAAAGAAGCCACAGACTTCGGTCACCATCGGCGGCATCGAATACACGGCGGTCACCCTATTCACCGAATCCGTCAGTTATTATCAGAACAAGGCGAACACGGAACAGAATCCAGTCAAGAAGAGGATCTATGCCAGCACTGCGAAGAGTGCCGAGAGGGCACTGGAATACGCCGAGCAGAAGGAAGCAATCGGCGATCCTCTTCCGGTCTCCCAGAGTGGAAACACCGTCACCGCCGTGGCCGGTGCATTCAAATACTCCACTTCGCCGGACAAAGAAATCGAATAATCGGAGAAAACCATGTGTTTCGGACCCGCACCATACAAAATGGCAGAAATCAGGGAAGGATCTCAGCGTATTGCGACGAAGAGCATCAGTCCATGCTTGGGGCAGATTCCCAATGAACTTCTGGGCATCGGTCAGATGCCGTCCGTGAAGGTTCCTTCCGTATTTGATGATGCCGTTCAAAGTGCCAAGACGCTTGAGGACAAACTCAAGGTCAACATCGATAGTCTACTGACCAAAGCAGAGGAAATACAGAAGGAAATTCAAGGTGCTTTCGGGGAAATCACGTCAGGCATTCAGTCGGCCTTTGAGTCGGTGGAATCGATGATTCTCGGCTCAGGCTCCACCGATTGCGTGGCGTTGGGTGTCCCCGATCCGAAAAAACTTGACTCGAACGCTTTCGGGGGTGGAATCGGGGCGGCGATGAGCATTCCCTCCGATTCTGGGTTGGAAGATGACCTACAGGCACAGATTGGGCAGCAACTGGAGACTCCCACTCCGGCTCTTCCGGAACTGGGAAGCGGCCTTCCGCAGCCAACTCAGGCCATTCCCACGCCAACTCTTCCGACAGGAATCGAAACCACCGTACTTGAAGCAGAGACGTTCGAAGTTCCGACTCCTCCGGACACCCTTGACGGAGGAGGGTTCTGATTGCCTCTCTCGACCATCACATGGATGGACACTGCCGTCACCTTTCCTCGTGTTCTTTGCGAGCGTAGGTGCATCACCTATGGGGAGATGTACGTACAGGCGTTGAACGACGCTCCTCCCTATGGGTGCAACTACGAGGTAATCAGCGGAGAATGGCCTCCGAGCCTTACGCTGGAGAAGGAAACCGGACAGATATACGGAACCATCGATGACAACTCAGTCTCTGCGCCGTCCAAGGTCAATCCGGTCCCCGAGGGGTTTCACTACAACGAATCAAACTATTTGAATCACCACACGTCGGGCGTGGCCTTGGAGTTCGTAATTCGAGCATACAATCCGCTCAATCCCGCCCTGTATGCGGACAACGCCATAACCATGTACGTGAGGACGAACTGGTCGGCGAAGAGGGATCAATTAGTGCTAAATATACAGAATCAGTTTTACACAGACGGTGTTCCTGTGAGTAATGAGTCATACCTCAAGACCCAAAAGGAAAGAGGCAACTTTCATGGACCCAACTGCGATTGCAACTGACAAGGAGACACGAATTGCCTGCCGCACACAGACTTGGAGACATTTGTTCGGGACATGGATGCTTTCCGCCGAGAAGCAACCGTTCCGCCTCTGGTAATGTGTTCGTGAATAGTAAGGGTTGGCATCGGCTTGGGGATGCGTGGCAGCCACATCAGTGTGGCGACGACACTCACGATAGTTATACGGTAGGGGGGTCCTCACTGGTGTATGTCAATGGCCGAGCGGCGGTGAGGATTGGTGATCCGGTTCAGTGCGGATCATGTGCGGCCATTGGTTCCCCTAACGTATTTTGTGGAGGCTGATCGTGGACGTAGACCCGGTAAACATCACATCGAACATTTCTTCTTGGTACAACATCGGATGGATGGCGGGAAGTGCCATCGCAGGAGTGTGTGCCTATTTCTGGGGTCGCAGAAAGGGCGTTGAGTCCGACCTCAAGAACGCAGACATCACTCCGAAGTTCCAGCAGAAGCAGAACATCATATACGATCAAGTTCTAGCCCTTCGCATCCTGACGGGTGCGGATCGTTCAAAGATAGGGCAGTTCCACAATGGCGGAAAGTTTTTGGACGGATCGTCAATGAAGCGGTTCTCCATCACACATGAGTCGTGTGATCTCGGAGTTCCTTTCGAAGGTACGAACCTACAGAACATAGTCGTCACGATATTCTGGGATATGATTTCGCTCATCAAGAGCGAGAAGCCCGAAGTTGTTTTCGCAAAAGACCTTCCGGAAGGTCACTTTCGGTCGTATTGCAGGAGCCATGGTGTCGATGCCGTCCTTCTATTGCCTATTCGCAAGGATGAACTCTACACCGGGTTTGTGATGCTGGAGTGGTGCGACGTGGACAAGATTCCGCAGGATCTGAACAAAGTCAAGGATATTGCGGAGCATCACAGGGCATCGATCGAGGTAGAAATGTTGCTGAGGAGGTAATATGGCCGAGTTCAATAGTTTTGCGGCTGATCTTGATCCCAACTTCACCCGCAAAGAATTCTCCGGAGATGTCAACCTTCTCGAAGGCGAGGCGGCGATTCGGCGTGCCGTCAAGTCGCTCCTTCTTCTCAAGTCGAACGAGAAGCCGTTTCACCCGGAGATCAATCCCGGCATCTCGGAACTTCTGTTCGAGAACGCATCTCCCGTCGTCGTCATGGAAGTGACGAATCGCATCAAGCAGGCTATTTTGCGATATGAGCCGAGAATATCGGGCACGAAGGTCAATGTCTACTTCGACTCGAACAACACTCTGTCCATAAAGGTACTTTATACGATACGCAATGACAAGAAAGTATACACCACAACCGTGGCCGTTCAAAGGATTCGCTAATGGCTAATACACCAGTAGATCGTCTCGATTTCGATCAAATCAAAGCCAGCCTCAAGGACTACCTTCGTGGTCAAGACACCTTCAAGGACTATGACTTCGAAGGCTCCACCATGAATATCCTGTTGGATGTTCTGGCGTACAACACCCACTATCAGGCATTTTATGCCAACATGGTGGCGAATGAGGCGTTTCTGGATTCGGCTCGGAAGCGGAACTCGGTGGTGTCGCTTGCGAAGCATCTGAACTACACGCCTCGTTCGAGAAAGGCATCACGGGTCACCGTGAATGTGAAATACCCCACGGCGGCGACTACTGCCGAGGGAAACATGAATCTGAATCGGGCTTCCGCAGGGGCATTGGTTCTTCCTCGTGGAACCCGATTCACGTCTCGTGGGCAGGGCGGGGAAACGTACATCTTCAATACGCTGGAGGACTACAAGTTCGAGGTTGTCAGCGGTGAACTGGTCGTCCGAAATGCAGTGTTGTATGAGGGCAGTCTGAGAACGGATTCGTTCGTGGTCAACACCAAGGACTCGTCCCAGAAGTTCCTTCTCAGCGACAAGAACGTGGACATCGATACGATCATCGTTCGTGTTTTTGCGTCGGTGAGCGACACCCGAGGAATCAATGACAGTTGGAGGAGAGCGAACGACATCACGGAACTCGATGGGAGTTCGAACTCGTTCTTCGTTCAGGAAACTGAAGATGGAACGTGGGAGGTCTATTTCGGCGACGGAGTCATCGGTCGTGCCATGGAGAACGGCAACGTCATCCGTGTCGTTTACTTGAGTTCGAACGGAGAGAACGCCAACGGAATCGGATCGACCGACACCACCCAATCCCCTTCATTCAGAAGCACCGGATCGATTGGATACGTGGTCAGCGTCGTCACGGACACGAACGGTGATCCTCAGCCATCGTTCGGAGGCGAGGCCCCGGAAAGCACGGACTCGATTCGCTTCTATGCACCCCGTGCCTATCAAGCACAGGAGCGAGCGGTGACCGCCGATGACTACCTTGCCATCTTGGCTCGGGACTATTCGCTCAAATCCGATTCCTTCCTCGTGTGGGGAGGAGAGGAGAACGATCCGCCTCAATACGGTAAGGTATTCATTAGCATCAAGCCCAAGAACTCGGCCAAGTTGTCCATCAGCGAAAAGCAATCGATCACTCGAAACATTCTGGGCAAGCGAAACGTCTTGACCGTCACCCCAGAAGTGGTCGATCCCGAGGTCATCTATCTGAACATCACGACCAACGTCTACTACAATCCGAACAGCACCATCCTGTCGAACGATGAGATCGGCTCGGCGGTTCGCAGTCGAATCGTCACCTTCGGAGATGAAAACCTCAATATGTTTGGTTCGAACTTCAGATCCTCGAAGTTCACGACCTACATCGATGCCACGGACCCATCGATCAACAGCAGCGAAGTTCTGATGACTTTGGAGCGAAGGATAGAGCCGCAGTTCAATCGTACGCTCCCCTATACCATCAAATTCGATAATGCACTCAAGCATCCAGTGGATGGATATCCATCGATTCTCGACTCCTCTTCTTTCTACTATCTGGACTATTCGTCCGATGCGGCATCCAAGCCCACGGTCGTGGCATATCTGGACGACGATGGTTATGGGAATGTTCGGATATACAAACTGGTGGATTCGAGCAGGGTATATCTGATTTCGAACATCGGAACCATCGACTATCAGACCGGAAAGGTTGTTCTGAAATCTTTTGCTCCGCTCGGTATTCCGGACGGAACCGTGGAAATCAAACTCCGAGTCGTTCCCGACAGGGACGACGTGTTCGTCCGCAGGAATCAAGTGCTTCAGGTGAATGAAGATGTGATTGTTGTGAATCCGATCGAAGAGGTGACGGTCATCGACAACAGAGCATCCGACACCAAGTTCCCCTTCCGCACATAAGTAGATAAGACATGCAGGACAATAGCCAGCGGCAACTCTCAGACATCGTCGGAAATCGACTTCCCGAATTTATTCGGGTGGATCATCCCACGTTGGTGGCGTTCTTGGAGGCATACTACGAGTGGCTTCAGTTGACTGACAGAAGCGGCAAGATCCTCAGCCCCATGGTTGTCCCCGATGTCATCGACATTGACCATACTCTCGACCAGTTCATCACCCAGTTCAAGAAAGAGTATCTCCACAACTTCCCGGAGCAACTCGCCATCTCGAAGGCGACTGGTCAGCCGGTCGATGTTCGAAAACTCGCCAAGCACATCAAGTCGTTCTATCGGGCCAAGGGAACCGAGAAATCCTATGAGTTCCTTTTTAGGATTCTGTACGATGTTGGTGTCGAGTTCTACTATCCAAGCAGGGACATTCTGCGTGTTTCAGATGGTAAGTGGAACGAGAAGATCTCGCTCAAGGTCACGAATGTTCTGGGAAACCGAATCTATGAGGCACTGGGCCGCATCGTTTACCAGAGAAACACTTCCGATGAGATCGTGTCGTCGGCTCGTGTTATTGACGTAAGTGTCTATCAAGAAGGCATCTATGACGTTGCTGAACTCACGCTCACCGGAAAGAACGGCGACTTCGCAGTGGGTTCGCTGGGTATTTTGTTCGATGTCGGCGAGGAGACGCTCCAAGAGATTCGTGTGTACAGCGTGGTTTCGTCCATCACAATCACAAGCAGCGGCTCCAACTATGCGGTTGGCGACGAGGTGATTCTGACGACGGCGGCGGGCGATGTCGGAATCCGTGCCAAGGGATCGGTCTCGCTGGTGTCCTCGACGGGAGCCATTCGCAAGATCAAGATGGATAGTTTCGGCATCAACTACGTCACGGCCCCCACCGTCACCGTGAACTCAGTTGCTGGTTCGGGGTTTGTTGGCACTGCGAATGTGGGTACGCTATGCACCGCCGAGGGGTACTACATCAACAACGATGGTCGGCTCAGCACCAATAAGGTCCTTCAGGACAACCATTACTATCAAGAGTATTCCTATGTTCTGAAAACTGAAGTGGT